AAAAGCCGCGATCAGGAGAACGAGGATATTGCGCTAACAGTAGGGAAGCTGCGTGTTGAGCTTGAAGCAGCAGAGAACAACCTTATTGATAGCGAATGCCATGTTGCTGAACTGGAAGAAGCGCTACGCGATAAGCAGGCGTTACTTGAAGCCTCAGAAAAGCGCAACGCAAAATTACAAAGCGAGAATGCATACATCCGCAACCGGTACAAAGAACTGGACCTGTTAATCGGGAAAAACATTCTGGTCATGCAGGCTGCCATTATCGAATGGCAGGCAACTGGCGACGCTAAGAGCGGACTGGCATGGATTTATAACACACTGTTTGGCCCAGGCGAATTGCCGGACGAATCTGAGAAAGATGCTCAGGCCTACTTTAATCGCAAATATGCACCGATTGACGAAAAGCTTATGGAGCTTCACAAGTGGTTTTGGGAACAAAGCGAAGCCGAGCGCGCCGCAGGCATTCGCATCAAAGGAGAGTGATATGGCGTTAACACACCGCGAACTCTGTCAGATTGCGTACAAGTTCCTTAAGCGCAACGGGTTCAAGGTTTGCTTTCATGACCGCTTTATAGCTGTAACCAGTACCGGAGAGCAGCCAGATGCTATGGGATTCAGAAATTCAGCATCATGCCTGATAGAGGCGAAGTGTTCTCGTGCTGACTTGTTGGCAGATAGAAAAAAGCGTTTTCGTAAAAATCCGTCTCTTGGAATGGGCGACTGGCGATTCTTTATTAGTGAGCCGGGAATTATTTCAGTTGAGGATTTACCTCCTGGCTGGGGATTACTTCACGTTGTTAACGGAAGAGTTCGGAAAGTACATGGATGGCCCAGGGGTAATTGCTGTTGGGGTAATCCTGACGATAAGCCATTTACCGGGAATAAGCAGGTTGAATGCGATTACATGTTATCTGCATTAAGGCGGATGGAGTTGAGAGGGCACCTTAATGAAATATATGACGGTGTAATTGTTAATAAGAAAGAAGGAAACGCGGCATGACCACTATTACCAAAGAACGTATCGAATTATTCATTAAAAATCCGCTTGATAACGGGCTTACTCGTGGCGAACAAATGGAACTGGCACGAATTGCACTGGCATTACTGGAACGCGAACAGATTCGCCACGAGCATGCCAAATGGTCTGACTCCACATTTGGCTGCGTTGGCCCCATTGGTCCACTGAAACACCTCTCAAAAGAGGCTCTGGAAGCCGCAGCCGAACCTGACGATCTCAGCGAGTGGGCTGATATGCAGTTCCTGTTGTGGGATGCACAGCGCCGTGCTGGTATCAGTGATGCTGAAATTACCGCTGCTATGGAAAATAAATTGAAGATCAACATGGAGCGCCAGTGGCCTGAACCAAAAGATGGTGAGCCTCGCTTGCACATTAAAGAACCCGGCAACTCTCCGGTAACTCCGGATGGTTGGATAAGCTGTAGTGAGCGAATGCCAAGCGAAGAAGATGTTTTGGTTTATTGCTCAGACACAAAAGAGCAGATGGTAGGGTTTCACAAAGGTAAAGGGTTATTTCAATTCTTTTACATGAATGGTGTTGAGGGGGTATGTGAGCCGTCACACTGGATGCCGCTACCAGAACCGCCGCAGCAGGATGGCAAATGATGCCGCCAGTTAAAGTTGTGATTATCACTTTGGTGATGATAGTGATTGCGAGAATCATGTCTGGTGAAATTGGGTGGATATGGTAATGGCTAAGGCAGCAGCAGAGCGCAACTAACAATCCTCGCACTCTCGGGGATTTCTTTTATCTGAACTCGCTACGGCGGGTTTTGTTTTATGGAGATGATTATGGCCTGTTCAACATTCAACCCTCTAACGTTACAGAAATACCAGCCAGACCCTGAAGATTTATGCTCACTGTGTGGCGGAAATCATGGCAAAGCCGCCATGATCGAATGTAAGGACAAAATCCACATTTGCCTTAATTGCGTTGATGTCCTCGTTGATATCAAAAATGAAAGAGAAGATAAAAAGCGTAGCGAGGCTATTCGCGCCTTAGATTCATGGATGCGAGATGGGTATAGTGCTGCGCAAATTTATGACTTAGCCATTTCAAAAGGCGAAATACCAGGTGTGCGAATCGAATAAGAAGCGCACTCAAGCATCTTTTGGAGAAATCACAAATGCACTTCCGAGTCACAGGTGAATGGAATGGAGAGCCATTCGACAGGGTTATCGAAGCAGAGGACATCAACGACTGCTATAACCACTGGATGATATGGGCGCAGATAGCACATGCAGACGTAACCAATATTCGAATTGAAGAACTGAAAGAACACCAAGCCGCCTGATGGCGGTTTTTTATTGGAGACAAGAAATGTCAGATTTGGCTATGAAGGTTTTGAAATGGCAATCAACTGGCGATGTCGGCATCAGTAGCGCAACTCTTGCCTCAATCGCATGTGGCCTGAAAAAGAATATCTATGGTCATCACTTCGGCGCTCCCCATGACGCAGCAGACTTTCGGCGATGCGTTGCACTTGTTGAGCAGATTCCAGAAATCAGAGATTCATTCGACAAGGTTGCAAAGCGCGTTCCGGCATTCAAAGGAATCCTCAACGAATGGGATTCACTCGTTGCTCTGTTGAAGTCTGAAATGAAGACGTACGGGAACAAAGCACCAGAGACTTACAGAAGAATCAGCGAGCTACGCAAGGATTAACCCGCCTCACACTCGATGAGGCATTTTCATTTATCAAGATATCCAGACCTACCATCGCCGCATCAATGCGGTTTTTTTATTACCTGATTTGCAGGTTCGATTCCCTATTCGGAGATAGCACTCATGCAACACGAACTACAGCCTGATTCCCTGGTTGATTTGAAATTCATCATGGCTGATACTGGCTTTGGTAAAACCTTCATCTACGACCGGATTAAGTCCGGCGACCTGCCAAAAGCCAAAGTTATCCACGGGCGAGCAAGATGGTTATATCGTGACCATTGTGAATTCAAAAATAAGCTCTTAAGCCGCGCCAATGGGTAA